GTTAGTTCGTGTTGCACTTTTTTAGCGTAGTCCCAGATAGTCCCGTTGGGGTCCATCATCTCGCAACCTAAATCTTTGTTTTGCTGGATGTATTTTGCCTTCCATTCATCGCGCTCGTTCAGCGTCTGGACATGAAGTTGTTGTTCCTCACGGAGCCGGGCGCGGAATTGGTCCCGATCTTTCGCTAGTGAGGAAACGCCGTTCACGATCGCCCATTCACGTAATTCGTCCCGCTCTTGGGTGATACGGACAACCGTTTGGGCCAACGTGATGGCATTGGAGTCAGTCACGAGTTCGCTGCACGTTGCTCGTGCTTCGTTAAGCTCCATGGCCAGACCGAGGTTGGCTTCGCGCAGGACCTCAAGATCCTTCGGCAAACAAACCATGTCTTTGTGAGCAACTAGCTTGTCTGCATACTCCCGCGCCTCATCGCGCTCGCGTTCAAGTTTCTCATTCTCAGCAGCAAGTTCAAAATACTCATCGTTAGCTGTTTTGTAAGAAATATCCATGATGCTAATGTGCTTTTTTAGGATATCCCGCTCTGCCACAATCATCTCTGCGAGTATTTTCGTCGGGGCATTGGCATCGGGCATCGCATCGAGCAGAATGTCACGCGCATCTCCCATTGCTTTTTGGGCGGCATCACGCTCGCGTTCCAGCTTTCGTGCGAAGTCTGCTTCAACGACCCGATCTGGATCGCACATTGCGTCGAAGTATTCCATTGCGTCTGTCTCGGGTGTGTCAGTCATTGTATCCGATGATTCCATTTTCTTGTAGTAGTGTAGTTAATTCCCAGACCTTCTCACGAAGTTCATTACGCTCGCGTTCAGCGTTGATCATGCGTTCCTGTGTGACTCCCAGTCGATCAACTAGTGCGTCTGCCGACTCTTGGTATCTGTCCCGTTCGCGTTCCAGCTTCTGCGCTAACTCCAACATTTTGCAGTGATCAGAAGCGTAGGTGTTCCACGATTCCATAATGCGTTGGTTTTCCGCGTCTGTTTTCGGTGTAGGCGCGAGTTTAATTTCGAGTTGCGAGTTCATGTGGGTAGTTTTTCTGTTTTTTTGTCCACCCGCAAGACTTTATTTCGGTCATCTTGAAGTTTTTCGCAGTAGTTGGCATCCATCATGATGTTGCAACTGCAAGCAATGTGCGCCAAATGGGAGATTCCTGATTCTGGGTCAATATCCTCGCCGTCCCGCCAAGCATTTAGATGGCGCATAATCGCATTGATGTATGTTGAAGCGCATACTCCAGTATCGCGCCAGTTGAATGGACCGTACTTTTCTTTGCCGAGCTTGTGCGCCCACGCAGTCTGTTCCATCGCAAATGGAGGGATCAGTCCGAGCGGTGTTTTCGCAGCACCTGCTGCGCCTTTGGGGTCGTTGTATTGTGTGTTCATGGGAAAATCGTCGGGGTTAGGCCACCCGAGGCCGTCTAGTCCACTCATAGTTTTATTGGCAGCTTTCGCATTCGGGGTTATCCAGCCTACAGGCTACACCCAACGGCTCATCGAGATCCTCGTCAATGGACTCAAGGTGCATCGTCAAACCACCGTCCATCCTCCTCTCCAATTTCTTGATCCTTAAGTTTGGGAGATCAGGATGATACTCACGGGCGATAGATCCATGAGCAATGAATGGGCCACCTGCTGGGTCGATAAAGCTCAAGCCCTCCACGCCTTTGGTGTCGTCTGCGAATCCACCGAACCGCAGGAACCGCAAGTGGGAAACCAGCATTAGGCGGTAAACTTCGCTGGAGACTTTGATTGCTGTTACGGTGTGGGTGCCGTAATGGCCTTTGATTTTAAGTTCTTCGTTCATTATGGTTTCGGGTAGTTATCGTCGTTTCCGCTGACGATTGCATGCCACAAAGCGGCTAGGATCAATCCTACAAAGATCCATATCAGCAACAGTGTTACAATGCTTATTGCGCTCATGATTTGCTTTCGGCTAGTTTCCTTGCGAGCTTCTTTTTAATCGCTGCATCGAATCGTTCAATGTCAGCGTCTCGGATCACAAGCCCAACGGTTTGCGGCCTTGAGTTGTGAGTCACCTTGTTGATAATGCTGGCAACGCCGAACGGGATCTTTGCTGACCTCGCTGTGTGCATTAGGTTCTTCCCCTCGATGACCTTGTATCCCCTTGGAATCTGGGCCGTGTATGGTTCCTCATCGTTGAAGAGGATATCTGGATTTCTGTCTATTGGTGTCATTTCGTTTGTTTTGTTTATTGTTTTGCCCCGTATGCGGCGATTAGTAGTGCGTCTGCGATATAATGATTCATCTTGATGCTTGGGAATAGCTCCTGCGCTCGACGTTTGCTGACGTTCTTGTCTCCCTTCGTCATGCACCCCATTGCCTTTTGCCAGACTTGTGGCCTGACACGTTCAAATGGGATTCCTGCTGCCGTGAGTGCCATCTCCAAGTGTCCAAATCCATTGCCAAAGGTGAACGCGCTTTTAACGCCCATCTGCGGGCTGCTATGGACTTGTTCCAGATAAGCTCTGCAATTTCCATCGCAACCCACACTGTAAGAATTGAGTAATTCAAACAAGTCCTGCAAAGTGTCTGGCATTTTGTGTGCATGTGCATTTCCTCTTTCGTCAATGAGTGCGATTCCTCCGTTGGTTCCGGGGTCTATTCCGATTGTTGTCATTGGTTCCAGAGTTTCAATTTAAGTTTCTTGGCGAGTCCGATCACGGCGTCTAGCTCAACCTCGTCGGTGTAGCTGTGGCTAGTCTCAGACTTGAATGCCACCCATTTACCGTCTTCTCGTCGAAGCGTTTTGATGCGCTTAACTTCCTGCCACTTAAGTCGCGGTGAAAGGTCGCCTCCTGTTTCGGGGAATAGGTCGCTCATCGTGATTCTGCGAGTATGAGTTCTGATTTGTGACGAGCCACTTCGTATCCCCCAATGACTTCGACAAGGACGGCATTGCACCCAGTAAGATCGCGGAGGACGGTCTTCATCCATTCGACTTCATGCGGCTTGGCTTGATCGTATGGGCGGGTCAGCGATAGGTATCCGCTTTTGTGTGCGTCAACTGGCGTTAGGATTTCAATTTCCATTTCGTGTGATTTGTTGATCTAACTCAAAAGGGGACAAAATCCAAATCGTCATCGTCCTGAGCGTTTGCTTGTGGGGCATACCCGTTAGCCTTCGCCTCGCCGTGCTGGCTTTGCTTTGGTGCATCCCAGTCCATGATTTTGCCGTTGCCAAGGATCGGTCCGCGTTCTCCAGCCGCTTTTCGTGCTTGGCTGATTTTCTGGACGATGAAGCCGTCGTTACCGTATTTGTCTTTCTCCTCGCGGATGAGCAGCGACATACTGAGGTATTTTTTCCCTGTTTTTGGCGACTCGTAGAGTGCCGTCTTGTCGATCTTGCTAACGTCAATGCTGATATCAATTGTTTGTTTCATTGTGTAATGTATTTCGGTGTTTCGATTGTGATGATTCCTTCGATTTGTTTCGGCCAGTGGTTCGTTGCAACGCAGGTTTGCCACTTGGCTAAGGCGTTCATATATCCCGCCCGACCAAGATCAAGCAAATTCTCAGATAATTCTACCCATGCCGTTTCATGCGGGGAATCGACCTCGACGAAGCAGAAGACGAACCGTGTGCGCTTCTCGCTTGCTGCGGCGTTCCAGAGGTCTAAATAAAGTGCTGCTTGCCAGTGATAGCCCCGATTAACGATGGTCCGCTGGATGGCTTCAAGGCTACCAATCTCGCCAGTTGTCTTGAGATCCACAAGGCAATCCAAACCATCCGGCACGATGTCGATGAGTCCCTTGATTTCCGTGGCCCCGATTTTGCCGAAAACAGCAACCTCGGTTTTGTATTTAGCGTTGAAACTGGCTAGGTAATCATCAGTGACAATCTCCGCGATTGTGATCGCTTTGTCGATTTCGTCTTGCGATGTGATGATCTTGCCGGATTCAGCCTGTGCGGCTTTCCACTCGCGGGCCTCCTTTGTTCTGAAGTCTGCGTAGGGAGAAATCGCAATGATTTGCTCTACCGTCTCCGGCTCCAGAGTCGCAGCATGAATGAGCGTCCCAAGATCCATTGCCTTCGACGACTCCCTTGGCTTGCTGTGCCGCCACTTGAAAGGAGACTTGTTGAAATCCCAGAGCAACGACTTTGACACTGGCCCCGCTTTGGGGTCTGAAGGGGTCGCTGTGCGCTCGTAATACGTTTTGCCTAGTCCTTGTTCGATTTTCATTTGAATGGCTTTGTGGTGATGATGGATTTATGCTTCGTGGAACCCCAAAAGATGCATCTGCTCAATAGTGAGGTTCAAAGAATTCAAAAGATCGTTCCTTTTCCGGTTATCTTCTTCTGCTTCTTGGGCTTCTAGGATTTGCGCGATTGCTGCTTTTTTCCGTTTGTTGAACCATTCTTCAACCTTAGCTATATTTGTCCCTTGAATGGACGCAGACGGCATTATATTTTTAATTATATAAGGCGATGTGCATCCCATCGCGTCTGCCAGTTTTCCGCATTGGTGTAAAAGCTGTTTATGCACAAGCATTGTATTTGAAAACTCATCATCAATGAGCAATGACAATTCGCCTTCCGAAATCAATTTTGTTTCTTTTTGTTCGGTTTTCATTTGAATAGCTTTGTAAGTGTTGTGGCGATCTTGCCAAGTTTGCTGATTGCGCTTTTGTTTGGGTTCTTCAATGCGCCGACAAGTGCCAGCGTCATCTCCAGGTCGCTTCCAATGGCGCGGGGTCTTGTCTTATATGGTGTGTGTGTAACTCTCATTTGTTTGTTTTGTTTGTTATTTTAGTTCAGGCTTTAGACCTAAAAAATCTAGTGTTGTAAGAATTTCCGGGGGATGCCTGCCGCGCTTCAACTCCGCTCATCAGGGATTGCCCATGCTGGCGTTCTACTAGTTCGCGGGACAACCATCTTGGGTAATGTTTGAAGGCGTTCCCTGAGCAAGAAATCAGGTATTTTTGCTCTTTAGCGTCAAACTCCTCAACTGCCTTGTCGTAGTAAACAGTGCCGATAGGTAGCGGGATATCGTCAAACAGGCTCACGGCTCCACCTCCTTCGCCATTGCTTCAAATGCTTGCGCTATCTTGTCAACGTGGGCCTTTACTGGCTGCTTCTTTGTTTCGGGGACAACTTCGACTTCGACGGGTTCCACGATTTCCGCCTCGATTTCCTGCGTCTCAACGGGTTCCTCGACGAACGGGTTGACCTTTACTGGCGTGACGTTCCTTGGCGGCTCTGCGAAGTCCCGCACCTCGTCCTGCGTATACATCCCAAGCGACATGTCGGAAGCGTATGCACGGCTCCAAAAGCTCGCTGCACGGTATCGCAGCATTTGCCCCGGCATCGTCAGCCACTTGCTACCGTTCTTGGTTGACCAGCCCTCTTTCTTGGCCATTTCGAGGGTGATTTTCTCTCCCTTGAGTTCCTCGCCGCTGTCCTTGTCTTTTGCTACGGCATAGCAGGATGTCGGAGCGTCGTCGTCGTCCATCACGAAGCGGAGTGGGGAGAACTTGCCGGATGCGTTAATCATGCCAATGAGTGCTGTTGCGCTCCATGATGGGCGTCCGTGGATAATTGCGAGGTTTTGCGTTACCATCAATGGGTCAAGCCTTGTCCGTTTTGCTACGTTGAGAGCAATCGCGCAGTTTGCTACGTTCCCGGCAAAGTCTTTCGGGACCAGCGTGGACTTGCTCAACATCATTGCTTGCCGTTGAATCAGTTCAAAGGCTTGAGTCTCCGCGCTGACCTGTGCCAATGCCATGTTTTGCGGTTCCTGCGCCACAATCGCTTCGTTTGTTTTCGTTGTTGTTGTCATGTTTTTGTTTTCTTTGTGTCTTATCTCGTTTCGATCCGCTGCCAGCATCCGCCGCCAAGGTATCGTTTGCTATTCTCGATTCGCCCAACCCTCATCTTGTCAAAGTCTCGCCCGTATGATTCTGAGAATTCCGAATCCAACCCAATGACGTATTGAAGATGATCACAGAATCCGAGCTTTTCGTCCACTCGGTGAGGCGGCTTTGGTTTGGATTTCCGGCTGAGTTTCATCGTATCACCTCACTGTGATTTGCCCATCATCGACCCTGTAGCCGAATGCCCTTAAAGCCGGGGTTACGATATGTTCGACGACCTCGTGCAAGGTGTGTTCGTCGCCGGGAATCCAAACTTCAACTTTGGGGTTGTGAAGTTCAATTTCGTTGCCGTAATTCTCTGTCGGTTCAATGGTAATTTTCATGTTTTCGGTTGGCTTGTGCTGAATGCGTGTTCGTTTTAGCCGGGTCCAAACCGGACTCAAGCGCAAATTTCAATTTCTTTTTCTTTTTCTTCGGGTTCCGCTCCGTATTGGCAGCGGCGGGAAATGGCGGCGAGCATGACCGCGAAGGAAACATCCATCTCGGCTTCACACAAGACCCTCTGCCGAGCCCAAATCACGGTGCTGTGACAGGTCCGATTGCATCGGTTCGCCGTGTCTTGGTAAGGATGGTGATCCGCCCAACAGGCCATGACGACATGACGGGCCAATGATGCGAGTTTCGTCCGTTTCGGTCCTAAGATGTCCTCGGTTGAAACTCCGAAAACGTCCGCAGTTTCCCTGACTAGCAGGTCAAAATTTACGATCATTTAGTCCCCCTGTTCTCTAGGTTTCTTATTTCCTTATCGGTTCTCCGATATTGACGCAGGATGCCAGCGGCAAACTTCCGGGAAACTTCCCCATATGCCGATCCGACAAACAAGGTAACGTCCTTTTTCGTGACATCGTGCTTCCTTCTCCATGCCGCACGGGTAACGCAGACGGTTGAGTCTCCCTGTCCGTATTGGTTAACGCTGTCGCTTTTGTGTGTTCTCATTGTTTTGTTTTCTACTGGTTTGTTTTTCTGTAATGCTTGCAAAGGTCGAATCCTGCGATGGCGCAAACATCCGCCCATGCGAAACTTGATGGCGATTGCTCCATGTCCTCCCATGCGTCCCGGCAAGCCTCGCTATGCAGCCAAGCCAGCCTTTCGGCCATTGTTTCGGGTGGTTGATCCTTGTCGGTTTGCTCGTCAATCTGCTTCCACCAATGTGACGCGGAGTATTCCTTGCATCCGTCCGCAAAGAATCGCCTGATCGCCTGTTCTTGCGCTTCCAAGTGGTCGCCAAAGGCTTCGCTTGGTTCATCCCTCCCGTCATTGCATAGCGGGCAGGAACTGTCAGGATCGGGCCAGTGACGGCTTCCGCAACGCGAGCAGGCAAATTTCATTGATTACCCACCTCCAAGGACATGAGAATCTTTTCTTGTGAGTCGATTACTTTGTCCATATCTTCAATTGCCAGCCAGCCGCAATCTTCCCCGCCATCCGCTCGCCACTTGGCGACAAGCAAACTCCTTTCCCCGTAAAGTCCTTGAATGAACTTTACCATCGCGGACACCGTGGCTTGATGGCTGGCGGAATAACACAATGCCATTTGACCTTTTGAGCTGGAACTGTTCATGCTGCCCCCTTTCCCGTTGCCTTTGCGATTGCAGCGCGGGCGTCACTTGCGGAACGGTTGAAACTATCGCGCATCGGTCCCGCCATTAGTCCCGCTTTTCTAAGCAAGAACTCCGCATCTTCCAATGCTGCCAGCAACTCAGGCGCGGCGGCAATTAGGCGAGCGTTTGCAAGATGCTTTTCCGTGACGTCTGTGGGCTTCCCGTTGACGTCCCCGGCTTGGATGTCCGCAAGCCATGCGCCGTGCGGTCCTTGGCCGTTTATCGTGATAAATTTTGATCCGTCCTCATTTCGGCAATGTTCAAGCTCCCAAGGTCCGTGTGTGTGTGTCATCGTTTCGTTTTGCTTGTGGTTCATGCGTTCACGTCTTGGATGTAATACTGCGTCACGTTGGAAAGGTAATTGTGAATTACTGCGATCCTCACGCCATGCGCCAGATAAAATGACGTTTCGGAAAGCTCGTTTTGCTGGTAATCGTTCCATGTCTTTTCATCGTTTCCAATGAGCGCGAATGCTGCTTCTTTTGTGATTTCTACGGAATTTTTCATTTTGTTTCGTTTTGTTTTGTTTTCCTCATCAGTAGCGGATTCACCGCCAGACTCCCGCGAAGGAGTTTCGGAATTTAGAAACTGGAAACGATCACTCCGCCGTCAAATTCGATCAGTGTTCCGTGGTCCTGAACGTAAGAACGGATCAAATCGTCAATTTTATCCTCTTCCTCGTCTCCCTCCATGTCGATCCCTGAACGTTGCAAGGCGAATGCCAGCGTTTCTGCTCCGTGATGCTCCATCAGCCAATCCGACAGGCTTGTGGATTCTGAGAAGTCGCAGCGAATAGCGCAAATGTCCAATTCCATTTCCTCGCCAGAGGATTCCTCGTATTCCTCAAGATATTCTGCAAGGGCTTTCGCCCCGTTCCATGACCAGTTGGCGTTGTCGTCTCTGTGCAGTGCGCGGGCAATGTCTGACGTGTTAAGTGTCGTTTTCATCGTAGTTGATTTGATTTGATTTGATTTGTTCGCCCTGCATCGCGGGCCGCGCTTCGTTATGTGTAGAGAATGGCGACTAAATGCCAGCAAGCAAGATTATTTTTGGATTGTTTCAGGATCAATGAATCCCTCAAGCGTCCCTTTGCCGTCCTCATCCAGCCATTCCTTTGCCTGCCCCTGATTGCCGGGACAGAGGTAATCCTTGGAAAGCTGACCATCTACGGGATCGACTGAATAAACATGTGCATCGTGTGATCCGTGCGAGCATCCGCCCGTGCAATATCGTATTGGATAAGTTTTCATAGGTTCAGGCGTGGATGATTGCGGCTGTCGCGTAAATGACGGCACAGGCGGCGGAAATGCCAAGGAAAATTCCGGGGGCTTTGCGAATGCCGAAAATAGCGACTAGGGCGACGAATAAAACAGCGGGAATGTAAAGGAATGAATTCATGGCGGTATTTAGTAGGAATGAAGGCAAAGTTCAAACCCGACAAGGGAGTTGGCGGCGACGGCATTTAGCAGGGAAAACCTTCCACGGGAGACAAGCGGGAGATTCCCCCGCTCTTTATAAACGGGACGGGCGGAAAAGCCCGTGTTTATTGAATGGCGGACAAGGTAAAGCGTTCGACCCTTGGCTAGCCATTCTTTGCCGTCGTCAATAGCAGATTTAATCTCAAAAGCGCGGAATTCAATTCCCGCAAGCTTCAATGTTTCTGTTTCTGTTTCCATCGCGCGTGTGTGTGTGTGTGTGTGTGAAGCGGGGATTGAACCCGCTTGGATTGTTTTATGCGTAAAAGTAAACTCTGCGGGAGTCGTCAAGATTTGGCGCATCGTGACGGTCGGCTTGCCTGTTCTCAGGATCGTATGGCAAGATTCCAAAGCTCTTACCGTTCGCGCTCCGCTCCATGTCGCGCTCTGTCAGGTTGTTATAACCCTTATAAGCTCCCGCAGCGTGGAGCATGTCACAGAGGACAAGAGCCGCTCCAATCCTACGTTCTTTCCAATCGTCCGGCGAGTTGAGAAGAATGCCATTGACGGCGTCTAGCATGTCTTTGATTTTAATCGTCTTTTTCATCGTTGTTTTGTTTCGTTGTTTTGTGTGTGTGAAGCGGGGAATCAGCGAGGTGTGAGACTAAGAAACTTCCGCCCGTCGCGGCTGACAATGTCGCAAATTGCAACGAGGTCAGTCGTTCCATCGTCGAAGGTGGCGACCGTGCAATGACGGACGCGACCGTGAATTTCGGCGGTGTAGGTAGTTCCGGTTTTGACGATTCGTTTCATTGGTTTGAGCGTGGTTTTCATCGTGGCGTGGTGTGGTGTGGTGTGGTGTAGCGTCGTGCAACTGAGAAGAACCTATCCCACCGAATTCCCATTGTCGATAAAAAGTTCGTAAAAAGTGAAAATAGTTTCAAATCAAGCCACAAACGTAGGAAATACAAGGGATTCACAAGGATAAGGAAAGCCCGGATGACAAGGAAACGAGCCAGATCGCAGGGCAAATAACGCGGCTCCCAAGCTCCATTAGCAGCGGACGACGCCAGAAGATATCCAAGCTCAACGGTCCAAGGCAGCTAGCTTATGGGGTATTGTCGAATGAAGGAGGGATGAAGGAAGAGCAAGCAAGGCGAAGCCGTAAAATGAACCGGGGACGCTGAATGATAAGCCCAAAAATCCATTCCCCTTGCCATAGAATATTCTCAACGCGTATAGATATTAACGGGAGCATGCGCTGCCGTTAATGGGGTCAGGGCTGTAACTGTTCCGCTACGCTACACAGCAGGAGCATTCGCTGATGTTACTAGGGTCTGTGCTGTTCCGCTCGTTCGCTGGCTCACTCACGCAGGATAGTCACGTGGGATAGACAATCATCTTTGTCTTTCTTCCAGAGGGATTTTACTCAGATATTCGAAAACGTGTCAAGCTCGGTTAGATTTGGACATGAAACAGCATGGGAAATGGGAATGCCGCGAGGATCGTTTCTGACGCGTCGGGCGTGAATATGGGACTATGGCAAGGGTGAGCGATTCAGAGCGATTTTGATCTATCATCTCTCTATCAGGTCACTTGGCACACGGATTCACAAGCGCAACGAATAAGCAGGTGCAAGCTACATACGACAAGCTAGACAAGCGGATGATTTAAACAAGTGTTTGACATTGGCGAGCGATACATTACCAGCGCGCTAAGGATTCACGGACAAGCGATCACTTCAATCAAACGATGGATTCAAACAGGTGCTTCATTCACAAGTCATGCGCTAATGCAAGCCATGTGCAGTAGGGGGCGGGGGGGATCGCATCCAGTGGGCGGCTGAAAAGCGGGAGCGATAAACCAGCCAAACAAAAAATGCCTAAAGGGGGCTAATGTAATTGACACTGGGTTAATTCGTGAGTAGGAGGATGCATGACTGAGAGCGTGCTTGATCCGTGGTTGATGCTTGGGGATACGTTGGAGCGTATGAGAGAGATTCCCGATGGGAGCGTTGATATGGTGATGGCAGACCTGCCCTATGGGACGACGCAGAACAAGTGGGACTCGGTGATTCCGTTGCAGCCGCTGTGGGAAGCGTATCGCAGGGTGTGCAAAAAGAATGCTGCTATCGTGCTTACAGCGCAGACGCCATTCGACAAAGTGCTTGGATGCTCAAATATGGGGATGCTCAAATACGAGTGGATATGGAGAAAGACTCGCGCTACAGGCCACCTAAACGCGAAGCACTCTCCGATGAAGGACCACGAGAATGTCCTTCTCTTTTACTCGTCACTCCCAACCTACAACCCACAAAACCTTATTCGTAAAGCTACCCCAACAATACGCAAGGGTGGCGACAACGGTTCCAACTACGGGAAATCCGATAAAGATGCGCTACAGGAGTTTGAGAATTATCCGCGCACGGTCCTAGAAATCGGGAGTGAAGGGAAAAGCGCACATCCAACCCAGAAGCCCGTCGCCCTGATGGAATACCTCATCCGCACCTACACCAATGAAGGGGAGACAGTGCTCGACAACACCATGGGAAGTGGCACCACTGGGGTTGCTTGCGTGAACACAGGACGCCACTTCATCGGTATCGAGCGTGATGAGGAATATATGAGGATTGCCAAGAATCGGATTAATGCTGCAATTCAGTCTAAGTTGCCTATTACCGAATGTAGTTGACAACGATATAATATATGGTAGTTTTCGCGTGAGCCGATGCGTGTTGCGTTGGTGACACTTTAATATATTATGTCTAGTCCCGTATCATATGATCTGCAAGGCCAAGGTGGAGGCATTGTGCTTTCCGCTGCTGCTACCACTTATACAGGCAAGATCCGTTGGATTCAGGTTGTGAATGACGCTGTGCTAGCGACTGTGGCAAGTGCGTCTGGGAGCATCACTGGTGCAACGCGATTGACTGCCATTACGCTTCCTGCGGGCTTGGGCATTGGTGGTGACTTCAGCCAAGTGATTCTGACATCCGGTGTGGTGATCGTTTACTACGCCTAATGTCCCAGTTTGCCCAGAGTGGTAGCGCGATGGATTCAGCGATTGGCGAGGTTGCTGATCGTGGGTTTCAAAGCGTGAATCAGAGGCTTCAGCTCAACCAGCTCCAAGAGGGGGAGGTGAGGGAGTCGTTGAATGGGCGCATGGAGGGATACTGGAAGCCACGGAAGAACGTGGTGAGTAGGACTGGTGCGCTGACTACGGGAGGTTCTCCATTGCAGTTGCCCTTCCTGCTGATCGATACGCCAAATACAATTGCGTCGTCCTCCCTTGCTGCCAACGTGGTTACGATCACCATCACGGCTGGGCATGGATTTGCTGTCGATAGCGTTGGATATGGCCTAGTCGCTGGATTGGCTTTTACCGGAACTGATCCTAATGGACTCAGGCTTTTGACCTACGATTCCGCGACGACCATGACGTTTCCGGTTACGGCTGCAACGACCGCTGTTTCTGGTGCTGGAACGTTGTCTCAAGTTCCAATCAATGACAATGCAAACGCTAATGTCCGGGCTTCCTGCCTGTTCAGCGATCCAAACGACAGCAATAAGGAGTATGTGATTATTGCACTGGATACCGTTGCTAAGAAGATCGACTTGGATGGGTATGCCATTACTGACATTCCGTATCCTGCTGGAGAAGCCCTTGGTAGCGACACTGACATGATCCAGTTGTTCGACAAGGTAATGCTGTTCCGTGACGGGCAACAAGCCTTGGAGTGGTATCCAAATGGACGGCCAATTATTTCGGCAAGCTCCAATGGAACGGCTAGTCCAAATACCGTGGTAACGGTAAATGTTCGCGAACATGGGTTGGTAGTTGGAACATCAATCACAATCGCTGGACTTACTGGTGGAACTCCTCCAAACGGGACGTATGTAGTTGCTACCGTGACGGGGCAAGACACATTTACGTTCCTAGCTGCAAGCATTTCGACAAGCACGACATTTGTTGCCACGGTTGCTACCGCCACTGACGGATTTACCTTGTCTCCGGGTGGGGCTTACACCCAGCCACAAGTGTTTAATTCATCTGGGACGCAAGTTGATGCTCTCAATGGGGAAGTATCATTGGATGTTGCCGGAAATGTCACCATTGCTGCCGGAGACATCATTGTGGTTTATGAAACAACAATTCCAGAATTCACCGCTCTTGTAGGAAAAGAATTTCAAGTATCTTCGGCAACTACAACAAATATTAAGTTTTTTGCTCCTGTCGCGAATTTAACTGGAGTTGGTTCCACTGGGCAGATCGAGTTCGGAGGAAGATTCAGCGTAGGAGGAGGGTTCATGCACCAACCCGGCGCACCTTGGGGTATCCACTTTCAACGTAGATTGTGGGTTCCGTTTTACTACGATCAGGCAGGAACATTTGACACGCCAACATACACTAGTCGAAAGATCACTGATGAAATATCCGTATCTGACATTCTAGATACTACTACGTTCGATCAAATTGAGAATCAATTCCGTGTCAGTGGTGGAACTGCTGACTATGTAGTGGGGATGCACGGGTTTTATGACGATGGATTGGTTGTCTTGAATAGGAACAGTCTTCACCTTGTCAAAGGGACGCTTGGAAGCCTTCTAGACGTTACCGTCAAGGAACTCACATCTGAGATTGGATGCCTAGCCCGCAAGTCCGTGGTGATGCGCGGCAATGCCATGCTGTTCTTGTCTGACGATGGTGTGTATGGGGTTGAGTTCCTCAACGACTATAACCTGCGAGGAACAGAAGAACCTCTTTCTAAGAATATTCAGCCATACATTGACAGGATCAACACTGATTACTCAGACAGGGCAGTAGGCATCTTGTTTGAGAACAGGTATTACCTTGCTGTTCCACTTGATTCTGTGCCGGGGGCTGGTGATTCCTACGGGAACAACGCCATATTGGTGTATAACTTCCTAAACAAAGGGTGGGAATCACTGGATACCTTTGGTGATTCTCGATTCTTGATTAAAGACTTCGTAATCGGCAGCGCAAGCGAGAGGAACAACATCTATGCCGTAACCTCCAATGGTGGTTTGCACCAAATAGAGGCGTCTGAAAGCTCCAATGACACGTTAAACGTGGATAACTCTGCGGCTGTTGTGTCTCCGACGATCAGTGCCTCTCTTACAACTAGGGGATATGACCTTGGAACGATGGAGCGCAAGCGATTCACTGACGCTCAGATCAACATTCAGTCCCTTCCGGGCCAGAACTCAGAATACAATATTGCCTTTGCCGCTGAAGATCCAGATGACGCTCAAACCATAGGTACAACTAGTACTCTGCTCGGTGGATTGCTTACCCCTAGCACTGCTACTGAAGCGGAAACAGCAAGTATCCGGTGCAGGCTAGGTGGTATCAGGGGCTTTACCGGAACAATGATCTTGACAAGGACCGTAGGATCACCAAAGATCAATTCTATCAAGGTGGCTGGTTCTGTCACCAACAGACAAATCATTTCACAGAGATAAAGTATGGGCGCAATTGATACGAATTACACTTTCACGGCTACTGACGTAATCACTAGCACGAAGATGAACAACATCCTCGATCAAAGTACGATTACGACTGCTGCTGTTTTCAATAATACCCTTGATATTGCGAGTGGAAAATTACTCGTTAAGGCTGGTGGTATCACCTCCAACGAGCTAGCGGTAAGTGCTGTCACAACAACTGCAATTACTGATCTTAATGTAACTACCGGAAAGATTGCCGACCTTGCCGTTACTACTGGAAAGTTAAATGACCTTTCTGTGACAGCGGGCAAGATTGCGGATGCAAGTGTAACTCCTGCAAAACTATCTCAACCATTAACTAGGGCGACTGCACAGAATAGCACAAGTGGGACAAGCATTAATTTCGCATCAATTCCAAGTTGGGTTAAGAAAATTTCAGTTTTGTTTTCTTCAGTCTCAACAAGTGGCACTAGCAATTTATTGATTCAAATTGGTTTCGGTTCTATTGTCACAACTGGATATGAAAGTGGGGCATCTTTAGTTGGAGCTACAGGTGTATTGTCTACGTCTGCAACAAATGGATTTTTAATTACTGCTAATGATTCGGCAGCATATTTGAAAAGTGGGTCAGTAATCATTGCAAACTTATCTGGAAACACATGGGTAAGCTCTGGAACATTGGGAATACCCGGTGGAAGTTTTCCTAGCGGCGGCAATCTGACACTGGGTGGAGTTTTAGATCAAATTCGCGTTACCACAGTTAACGGCACAGATACATTTGACGCTGGGGTCATTAATATTATCTACGAGTGAACCAACCTCTAAAGCAAGGAACAGAAATATATGGCGAAGACTTTCACAAACTTTTGTATTGGCACTTATGCTTTGGCGTTGTCGTTTCTGATGCCGATAGTTTTGCTATGTGCTTCTACTCGCAAGAAGAGTCCCCAGAGCAAGCCTGTGAAATTCACCATTCCAACACACTCTTTGTCACCATATGCGCTGGTGACATGCGGAAAGCTCTTAGAAAGTTCCGCGATGACTTTGAATACCTCGCATTCAGACGTGAATTTAAGAATTCACCTCGCGTGAGGATTTACGACATGCAACAATTTTACTCGAAACTCAAATAATATAAGAATATGGGAAGCAAACCTAAGAAAGTCGAAGCTCCAAAGGCTGATTATGCTGCGGATATTGGAAAGTATGTTTCCGCTTACGGTCAAGCACTGCCTCAAGTTCTTGGATTTGAGAAGCAATTCCGTCCAGAGTTCCAAGGGCTTAATCTTGGAGACATTTCCAGCTTCCTTGGTGGCGTCGGCGGGCAAGAAGGCTTGTTTGGACTTAGCCGTATGGCATCACAAGAAGCAGGACAGCAACTTGGAGCAGCGCGTGAAGGCGAACTAGGACAGATGGCTGGTCAAGCACCGCTTACCCGTGGTGTTATGCAAGGATTGTCCCCAGAACAAGCTGCGGCTGTTCAGGTATTTGCTACTGAGGCAGAACGAGCAAGAGCATCGGCGCAAGGAGTGAGTCCACAAGAACGTCGTGGTTACGAACAGCAAGCGCGTGAAGGCTTCCAAGCATCTGGACGACTTGGTGGCAATCTTGGTATTGTCAGCGAAGCGATGGGTCGTGAAGACGTCATGGCTCGCAAACGGGCAGAAGCGGCACAGGCAGCACAACAATCATATGCTGCTGCTCAAGGATTCTACACGCAGCCGGGTCTTGCTCTGCTGAGTCAGCAACCGCTTTCGTATCAATCTGGGCAACAAATGCTTGGGATGGGTATGGGTCAAATTGGACGAGGCACTCCGGGCTTGATTAACCCAGACACGGGACTTAATCTTGGCGCAGCCGAAAGGCAGAATCAACTTCAAGCCCAAATGGCAAACGCGCAAGCCAAGGCGTCTCAGAATGCAGGTATAATGGGAGCTGTTGGAAGCATTGGTGCAGCCGCACTGCCGCTTATGTTTTCAGACCGTCGATTAAAAACAGATATTGAGAAAGTTGGCAAAACCAACGATGGACTACCGATTTATACATATAAGTATAAGGGAAACAAAACAACCCAAATGGGAGTCATGGCTCAAGATGTTGAAAAGAAAACTCCTAATGCAGTTAAAGAAATCGGCGGATTCAAAGCGGTAAATTACAAACTGGTTAAATAATATGGCATTACTAGGATCAACCGTTGACCCACGCCTGTTCGTTCAGGACTATTCAGGCTTTACCCGTGCTGCTGACATTCAAGCGCAAAGCATGGCTAACCTAGGAGGCCAGATCGCTGGAGGAATTGAGCGTTATGGGGAGCAAAAGCAGGAGCGTAAAAAACTGGACGCAGGCATCAAGGCAACTGTTACTGGTATCGAGAGCGCAATTAAGATGGGCAAAAGCCTTGGCATTGACGTTGAATCAAGCCTGACCCCTTATTTGGAAAAGATTAACGATCCAAACGTATCTCCTGTTGAAGCTGCCGCTTATGCTCAACAAGCATCGAACTCCATTAGCAATGTTCTGAATTTCGGAATGAAAGCTAATGAGATGGGTATTGAGAAGGAACGATACAGACAAGCAACTGCCGCAAGAATAGCTGAGTTGCAAGTCGAGGCAAACAAGCCCGGACGAATTGTTGAGGTTAATCTTTCAGACGGAACTCAACAACTGAGGGAAAATACACGAACCGGAGTGCTTGAACCAATTCAGGTTGCAGGAGTCTCGCAAGGAACTGGACTTGTGGATCTTGTGAAAGGATTTGAGGGATTCAATCCAAATGCTTACGGAGATTACAAGCAAACAAGCGTTGGGTATGGGACAAAGGGTAAAGAAGGAGAGGTCCTAACTGAAGCGCAAGCAACAGATAGGCTGAACACTGAACTTTCAGGTCACGCGAAAAGAATCGAAGAGGCAGCTAAATTAAAAGGAGTAAAGCTGAATGAAAATCAATTTAA